TGCAAAACGAATATGCCGATATGGCCACAGAGGCAGGGCTTGACACCACGCCGCTTTTGCAAGCCTATAACACGGTGATTGACCAGTCCCTGAGAGGGTTGGAGTATCCAGAGGCACAACTGGGCACAACCGATGTACCTGATGCACTCGTACCGGCCTACCTGGCGCACCTGGACTACTTCGCGCTCTCGCGTTTCTTGCGTGTCTTTTCCATGCGCTTCAATGTGAGTGTGAGTGGTGCTGTGTCTGCCTCGCAGTCGGAAATCTTTGGACACGTCCATGTGTTGCGTGACATGGCAGAGAAACGCTTAGCAGGTTTGGGCTACTCCCCCACGCAAGCGTTTACGAGTGGGCGTTTTACCCTGGACTTCTTAGAGCCAAGTCAGGCGACAGGAGGGATGGGTTGATATGCCGGTACTCTCTGATGCGGCAATAAACCGCCTGGCGGGCTGGATTACGGATAAAGTGCTGAACGATGTGTGTGACATCCTGCGCGAGACACGGGTACCGACGTCGTCCGGTGGCTTTACCATCACCTATCCCAAGCACAACACCGACCCTATCCCGTGCGCAGTGATGAACAGCGGCGTGCCCCGCGAGCAGTTGCTGAGTGGGCAAGAGGTCGGCTTTATTCCCAAGATTATCCTGCTCCCCAAAGGAACGGATGTACTTGGGTCAGACCGCATCAAGGTAGGCACAATTACCTACCACGTGATTGACCTGCTTGCGCCAGAGAGTTATGAAGTCTGTCGTCGTGTACTAGTACGACGCGCAAGCATGACCGGATAGACACAAAGGAGAAAGTATGCAGATACATGCGCGTTTTCGGCTGGATCAAGTCAACCGCTCACGCGGCTTTTACAAACCGCTTGGTGAGCAGGAAGCCAAAAGTGTTGAGGCAGCTTATATTCACCTGAATGGTGTACAAGGTGAGCCCTTTGGAAGTGCAACGCCTTCTGCTCATCTGGAGATGCTTGTTATCAATCCAGAGGCGGCGGCAGTTTTCTTCAATGCACAGATCGGACAGGAGTTCGAGGTCCTGTTCACGCCACGGGAGTAACTTATGGCAAAGCTAGAGCAAGATGTGCATGTACATCTTACTTGGGATGCTGAACCAACCGAAGAGGCAAGAAACCTCATCCGAAACGAACTCTACAAGGCTCTGCAAGAAGCATCCTGGTTCAGAGAATTGGTGCAAGCAGAAGTACACAAGGTGCTCTTTGAAATTGAGAGTACACACGTCAAGAACACACCTATGTGAGGAGACGGACATGGCAGGTATTTCGGTTGAGCTCGTAGGACTCGAAGAGATGATTGGCGAACTGAAGGGCCTTGAGCTGAAAACGGAGGCAAAGGTGGTGCAAGCCGTGAGCGATGCGACCAACGACGCCCGTGATGCGTCACTGCCGCTTATCCCTGTCAGAACCGGCTACCTCAAGAGTAAACAAGAAGTCTGGTTTACGGGAAGCATCGGGGCAAATCTCATTTGGGGCGAGTTGCGCAATAAAGCATACTACGCCGAGTGGGTATGCTTTGGTCATCACACCCGTAGCGGATCCTGGGTCGCAGGCCGCGACTTCATGACGCCTGGCTACGCCGTTGGTGAAAAGAGCCTGATTAATCGCTTGAATGCCATTTATGGGGGATAAGGGGAAACGATGCCAGCGACACGTCCGGCTTTCATGTTTGAGTTACAGGTAGCGGTACAGACAAAGCTCACAGGCGATACGACGCTCATGGGTATCATCACCGGCGTCTTTGACATCGCGCCAGAAGGGCAATCGTTTCCGTACATCACCTATGGGCAGCATGTGGACGGCGTTGATCCAACCTTTAGCGGCAAGATGAATAACGAGGGCATGTTTCTGCTCGACCTCTTCTCGCAAGCGGGCTCTGATGACGAGTGCTACCAGATACTGGCCGAAGTTCGTCGGCTCTTGCAGACCACACCGACGAACCCACCTCTTTCACTGGCCGATTACGGCGTCGCCTACATCAACTATGACTGGTCAACCATCTTGCACGAGACGGACTATAACGTCAGGCATTGTGCGGTGCGCTTTCGCACGAGGGCCTACGAACTGTAAAGGAGCAAAAAAATGGGTGTCCCCTTGGCCGGAGTCTCAGCAAATATCAAGATAGGTGCCAATGCCGTCGCCTGGATGAATACCTGGACGGTGACGGCTAAAGCCAATGTGAAGGAAACGACGGCCTTTCAGTCGGCGAGTGGGTATGCGACCAAGACGGCGACCGTCAAAGAGTGGAGCGTCAAGATAGATGGGCCGTTGGACGCAACCGATACCAATGGTCAGGTGGCTCTCATTAACGGACTGGGCAACACCTTTGCCCTTGAAATGGATACGGACGCCGCCGGTACCCACAAATGGACAGGTTCCGCTATCCTCACCGGCATTGACCCCAAGTCCGACGCCAAAGACGTGAACCAGGTAACATTTTCTTTTGAGGGCACAGGTGTACTCGCCTTTGCGTGACGGAAGGACGGTAGAAGCACATGGGAGTTCCACTGGCTGGCGTTGGCGCCGATGTGTGGATGGCTGCTACGCCGTCCATCAATACCACGAACGAGACGGCTACCGACTCCGGCGACCACATCACCTATACCGCGAGTATCCACAAGTCCTGGGACTGGCAGCAACCCATCGTCGTGCAGAACTCGCCCAACGGTAGCACCGGCTGGGTGACGGTGACTGACTACACCTTCCAATATGCCGGTGGGGTGATTGTCTTTAACACGGCCCGCGTGGTCTCGACCAACAACTTCACGCGCATCTCGACCGGCTACTACTTCAACCTGACCCAACTCGATGATGCCACCGATTGGTCGTTCACCATCAAGGCCAATACGAAGGACACCACGTCCTTTCAGGCAACCGGCAACTACGCGCGTAAACTTGCCACCACCAAAGAAGGCTCCGGCAAGATTGACACGGTACGCTCGGACGGGCGCATCTTCCTCGAGCTCGGGAACGTCGTGGGGATGCAGCTCTACGTCGATAAAACGAACAATGTGCGATGGGACTGCCTGGGCATTGTGACTGGCGTCGATCCGAAGGCCGACTCCAAAGACGTGTTGATGCAAACCATGAGCTTTGACCTCTATGGCGGCTTTTACTTACGATCAACTTAGAAAGAAGGGACGAATTGCGAACAGAGAAGAAGCGCCTGCGGGCGCTACAAGCAGGTGAGGAACTGACGCTCTACGATGAAGAGGGTGACGAGGAGCTTGACACAAACGACGATACAGAGACGCACACCAATGGCAACGCACCGGAAGCAAAGGCACCGGAAGAGCCTGAATACCTGGAAACGGACAATGAAGATGAACTCCGCACCATCATCTCCAACATTGATGATGTAGTAGAGGTGCTACTGGATGTCCCTGAGTGGAAAGTGAGAGACAAAGACGGGAAAGAGCGGATTGTGCAGGTGCTCATCCGTTCGCTCACCACGTTTGAACGAACGCAATTTATTAGGGCGATGAACAAAAACGGCGTCGACAACATCGATTTTACCAAGATGTACGCTGACCTGGTGATTTTGTCGACGAGGCACCCGAAGACGAAACGACTCCTCTTCAAGAATGCTGATCGCGGGATGCTCAACACCAAGATGGGCGCAGCCACCGAACGCATTGCCATGCGTGCAGCTGATATCAGTAAGCTATCGCAAACGGCTCTGGATGCCATGCGAAAAAACTGGTAGAGCACCCGGAAGAGTACCGCGAGTTTCAGTTAATGGAGCTGTTCGGGTGCGCCACGCGGGGAGAACTCTATCTTCGTCTCAAGTCATCGGCCAATCTCGTGCGTTGGCTCTTGTATCTTGAGCGACGTGATGAACTGGAAAACGAACGACTCAAAGCCCTCGTCGGCGAGCAGCAGTAAGGAGGTCCCACCATAAACGTCGGCCAAGTCGTCGCCCGTTTCTCGGCGGATATCTCCAACTTTATGAGCGGTATCCAGCAGATGGTCAGTGCCTCATCCGGGCTGGCCAGTCATATCGGGTCGGTCGCACAATCCGCAGGGAGTGGTTTTCTCTCCATGGGTCGCTCGGTTGTTGGGGCAGTCGAAGGCATCGGGCGGTTTGTCTTCTTTGCCAAATACGCAGCTGAAGGGGCCGTGGGCCTCGCTACGGCGTTTTTGGGGCAAAACGCGGCTATGGAGCAAACCCGTATCGCCTTCGTGGGTCTGTTGGGCAGTGGCCAGGCCGCCGATACCATGCTCCGCCAACTGCAAAGCTTCGCCGCCGCGACCCCTTTTGAGTTCACCGAACTTACCAAAGACACCCAGATGCTTATCGGGATGGGCTTTGCGGCCCGTGATGTGATTCCCATCATGACCGCCGTGGGTGACGCCGCCTCCGGTGTGGGGGCAGGGGCCGAGGGCGTGAACCACATCACCCTCGCTTTGGGGCAGATGCAGGCCAGGGGCAAGGTGACCGGCCAGGATATGATGCAGATGACCGAGGCAGGCATTCCGGCCTGGCGAATACTGGCCGACTCCATGCACCTCTCGGTGGCACAGGTGCAGAAACTGAGTGAGACGGGCAAGCTCGGCGCTGACTCAGTGACGGCCCTCTGGCATGGCATGGAGAAGATGTACGGTGGGCAGATGGCTGGCCAGGCGTCTACCTTCAATGGACTTCTCTCGACTTTGCACGATAACGCCGTGATGGCACTGATGGCCTTTGCTGGCCCTATCTTTGCCATGGCCAAGTCGGGGCTGCAACAACTCACGACGTTGGCCGGTTCGCCCGCCTTTGCCGCTTTTGCGACAACGATGGGTGTGCAAGTGGGTGCCGCCCTCGCTCGCGTCGTGACCTTCATTCAACAAACCGTGCAGTGGATACAGGCCTTGTATGCGCGACTCGCGGCCAACGGCACGCTCACGGCCTTCAGGGATATTGCCTCATCCCTTGGGCAAATCTTGATGAACGTGGTAAACGCGGCCTTGCTCTTATTCGGCATCCGCCTACAGGATATCGGGACGAAGGGCGGCAGCGCCAAGTCTTCGGCACAAGGGGTGGCTGATGCCATTCGTGCCATTTCGGCCGTGATTGGGACGGTCGTGGGTGGGTTGGCCTCCCTGACTGCCCTCTTTGCCGATGGGGGCATCAAGGGAGACCTCTTCCGGGCCGCCTTGTGGGGCGTGGCCGGGGCCTTTGTGGCGATCAAAGCTATTCAAATCGGGACAGCGATTGCGAGCTTTATCTCGCTGATTCCTACCATGGTCGGGCTCACCCTCCTCTGGGCGGGGGCGACCTGGACGGCGGCCGCCGCCATGATTGCCGCGACCTGGCCCATTCTGGTCGTGATTGCCGTCGTCGCGCTTCTCGCGGCTGGTGTGTATCTGCTTATCCGCAACTGGGGCCCCGTCTCTGCGTTTTTCGCCTCGCTTTGGGCGAATGTGGTGAGGATATTTCAGTCGGCCTGGGGTGCCATCACCAGTGGGGTGAGCCGTTTTGTCCAGGGAGTGATTACTTGGTTCGAGAATCTCTACCACGCCATCGTCGGTGGCTCGATCATTCCCGATATGGTGAATGGGATTATCAACTGGTTCGCGAATCTCGCAAGCCGGGCTCTCTCGATGATCGCCTCGATGATAGCCAACGTGATTATGAAATTCCTGGATATGCGTTCACAGGCTATCTCATCCGTCCAAAGTATGGTCGGGGGCGTCGGGGGCGTACTTGGGCAACTGGCAGGCATTGCCGCCAGTGCGGGGTCGGCCTTCATCAGTTCGCTGGTGGGACAAATTAATGCCGGCATCGGCTGGGTGGCCAGTGCGGTCGGCAATCTGGTTTCATCTATCTGGAATATGATGCCACACTCACCGGCCAAAGAAGGGCCGTTGCGCGACCTGGATAAATTTGGTCCAGCACTCACTGGCGGCTTTGCTGCTGGTATCCGCCGCGGGTTGCCTGAGGTGCGCACCGCGGCGCAAATGATGGTCGAACCCGTACACAGTGCGGTGACGCCAACGCTTCCGCGCGCGAGCACCGTCCCGACGAGTGGGGGAGGGAAACAAACCGTGATTAACCTGGTGGTGGATGGTCGCGTCATGGCCTCCGCTTTGGGGGGCAGTATCTACAAAGAAGTGGTGCTTCAGTTAGGAGCGCACCCATCATGAGCGATGTGACTCTCACCTGCACCGTAGGCGGCGTTTCGGTTGCCTTGTATAGCAAAGTACAAGTCTCCGAACGCGCTAATCAACGCACGACCGCGAGCTTTGGGATTGTGGACACCACCAATACGCTGACCATTGCTCAGAATATGAAGGTGGTTCTGCAAGAGAACGGGGTCAATAAGTTTGTGGGCTATGTCGATACATCCGACCGGCAGGTGATTGTCAGCAATGCCTCGTTAATCAGTATCTATGATGTGTCGTGTAAGGACACACAATACCTCTCTGATAAAATGACGTACACGGGTGATGAACTGACAGGCGTGACTTCTGGCGATGCCGTGGCGCTCATCCACCAGAATGCCCTGGCAAGTCAAGGAGTGACGGCTAACTATCAAATTGACTTAAACAAGACAACCGCCGACTTCACTCCTGGGACGCATACCAACACGTACGCAGTCAATGATAGTTTGCAGCTTGCTCCTGCTGGTTCAACGTTTACGATCAAAGAAACACTGAATGCTGACTGGAATGCTGGCACATTTATACCGCTTGGCGATGCGAATACAGGGATGACGTATGGCTCAGACAACATATTTTTATCATCAAATAATGCCATTAAGTTGACCGGCAGGGCTAATGCGCTCGCCGGAACAAACTTGTATGTGTATTACAATATTTTTACGTTTAGTGGGCGTGTTGTAACAGCGGGTGATTTTTTTGTGTACACCATCTGGGTGTGTGGAGATAGCCCAGTTATTTCTGGTGGACTTGATTTAGTCTTTACCGATGGAACAACGCTGCGCGATCAATCATGGGGGCCGGTGGATGGTGAGAGTATTTCAAGTCACCCAAAAACCGATTTAAGTCTATCAGCTAAAGACACATGGTATTTCCGCACTATTAATATGGCGTCAGGGGTAGCTGGCAAGACAATTCATCACTGCGTGATGGCCTTAGAGGGAGATAAAGCTGGCACCTATACCATCTATGTGAAGGATGTGCGCTATTGCAATAGTAGTTTTACAACGCTGGATGCTATTTTTAATGATACACATCCTATGGTG